TTAAAGTCTGAGGTCTGTTTCCTCTTTTGCGTTGTTTTGCAGGTCCAGAATCCATAGGTGATCTAACAACTAAAACACCTCCAGATTCTGAATAATTTGTATTAGGTTTCTGCGGTAATGATACAGGCCATATGTATGATACTGCCATGATTATCTCCTTACGAGTTGATTACGAGAAGAGTTAACTGCTGTATTTACAGCACTACCTTTTCTATGAACTTCAGCAGCAACCATGTCACCAATGGTAACTTCAATCTTACGATTACCACGACTATCTACAGTTTCCTTTGCGCTTGCAGTAGCAGTACTGTTGTTGTTAACTACAACCTGTACATTTGAAGAGGAAGCACCAGCAGCTACAACACCTAGAGAACCATCAGCACCCCTGCGTAGAGGCATGATAGCTTCAGGTCCAGCTTCACCCATAACACCAGCACCTTTAGCAAAAGCAAACAATGTAGGACTATCTACGATGCTATTTGTGAAAGCACCACCTTTAGCCATAGGAACCATTTGATTAAAGCCAGCATCAAACATTGCGTTACCAGCAGCGTTACCACCACCTGTAATCATACTCATGATACCACCGAAGCCACCAAGACCTTTATAGATGCTAGACATTTGCATCTGCATTTCCATCCTGATTAAGTCAGCTATAATTGATTTCGTTAGATCACCAAATGATGTTTTGCCAGTTAAAGCAAAGTCAGCAATAGCATCGCCCATACCTTTGAATATATTTTCAAATGCATCAGCATAAGCTTGCATTCGTTTACCACCAATAGCATTCTCCATTGCAGTATTTAAATTATTGGTTCTCTGTGCTGCACGATCTGTCGCTTCTCCAATTAACTCAAGTTTTTGTACAGGAGTTAAATCCTTATTACTTTCAATCTTAAGTTTTTCTTTGATTAAGTCCAGTTCTATCTTTCTAGAAGCAATTGCTTTATTTCTTCCTTCTTCTGTCATTCCTATGATAGAAGCCTGAAAAATTAAATCATCAGTTTCCTCTTTTACAACACGAGAAGCTTCGTCTGAAATAGCCATCTGGTCAAACCAAACTTTATCTTTATCTGCTTGTTGTTTGATATATTCTTCAGTTACTTTTAAGTTTTGCTTCCTTAAAATTTCAAGAGCAGCAACTTCATCAATGATAGCACTTGCATTTGCTAAACGCTGTAAAGCTTCAGCTTGTTTTTTCTCGGGTTCTTTAGCGAATCGAGGATCAGCAATTAACTCAAGCATTTTTAACTGAGCAGCATTTAATTCAGTTTGAGATACAGTATTTCTATTTGTCAATTTCTCAATACTCAGTAAAACGCCTTCAAAATAATCTAAACTTTGATCTTTCTTTGGGTCTTTATATTTTTCACGAATATTTTGATATTGTCTTTCAGCTTGAGCTTTTGTAATTGTACCTGCTGCAATCAATTGATCGTTACGTATTTTAGCTTCTGCAAGTTCCTTATCTCTCTTCATTTGATTGGTAGCAAAAGCTGCATCATCTTTTATAAATTCTTGATATAATTTAGCATTTCTGGCTTGATCAGAAAGTTTAGTAGATTCAGCATCTTGTGCTTGTTTTACCAATCTTAATTGTTCTTTTAAAGCACTAAGAGTAGCTTCATTTGCAGCTTTAGTTTGAGGTGAGGCTTGAGTACCTAATTTAATTATTCTCAACTTCGGCAATTTGTCTTTTAATAGCTTCAGCAGGTGCTGTCTTTCTAAATAAACCAACAAATACTTCATCGTAAAATTTACCAATATCAGTTGATAAACCTTTCATGAATAATGAGAATTCACTCATCTCATCTTTTAGTCTATCTTTTTGCTTAACAGTAACATCAGCATATGCTTTCATGGCTACTGCTGCTGCATCACTACTTCTACCTTGTTCAGATAGTTGATAAACTAATTTAGTTATTTCAGGAGATACCATACCTGTTGCTTTTGCAACTTCAAGTAATGCTTCAACTGGTTTTTCTTTTAATTTAGCGAACTGTTTAACAGTATCTTCAATTGAAACATTTGCTAATTTTAAGTTATTAGCAGCTACAATAATCATCTGCATTTCAGAAGCAACAAAACCACCTTGCTTTGCCATTTCTTGTATAACTTTTACAGCAGTACCAGTGGAAACACCTACTGAATTTAAAGACTTTGCATAATCAATAGCAGCAGCAGTATTTACACCAAGTGAAGCACCTGTTAAAGTAAGTTGAATAGCAAGAGCATTTTGTTCTTTTACAGCATCAAAAAAACCTTTAGTTAAAGCAACAAGGCTCGCTATAGCTGCTACAATAAGTGTACCTGTTAAGAAAGTAATTGCTGAACCTAACGCAAGAAATGCTCGCATTATTGGACCGCTTGAACCTTTCTCAAATAGTGCAATTTGATAACGCATGAGTTCAAGTGCATTAGTTGCACCAGTAACATCCATTGCAAATTTTACTACAGCTTTACCTGAATTATTGATAGCACCAATAAACGCTGAACCGATTGCAACACCTACGTCCTTAACGCTAGTTACCATTGAGGATGTAGCCTGAACAAGCATCTTACCCATCTCAGAACCAGCAACACCAGCCAAAGCAAATTGATCTCGTAACTGACCACCTTGTTGTAACAAGATAGTTAAAGGTGCTTGACCTGTAGCTAAACCAACGGCAATGTCGGTAATCTGTGGACCTAATGCTCTTGAGAGATAATCAATCTGACGATTACCTGCAGCTTTTTGTGTAGCTAGTAACGCAGCTTTATATGCATCGAGTTGAGTGGTCACTTCAGCAGCACTTCTACCGGATGCTTTTAATGATTGTTCAAACTTAATTAACTTATTATTAGTTGCACTAGTTAGATCACCATTGGAAGCAGTTAAACGATTAACTCTTTCCATTTCATTAGCAATGTACTCATTAGCTTTAGCAGCATCATTTTGTGCTTTAATCTGCTCTTTCATGCTATTATTACGAGTAGCATTAGCTTGATTGATCATTACGCTCTTACTGATCAACTGATCGTATTCAGCAGAAAGACCATCTAAGCTTCTACCTTCGATACCGTACAATGCAATCAAACGCTCTTTCTCACGAGCAAGATCAATCATTTGTTTTTCAGTAAGACCTAAGTTCTTATTGAATAGGTTACTTACTTCATTAGTTGTCTTGTATTCGTTTTGTAACTTCTGCATTAAACCAATGCTCTTATCGAATGGATCACCACCGATTAGAGTACGCTGTGTTTTCAATGTATTGTTCAACTGAATCATTTCATCATCTAAAGCACCTGCAGCTTTTGCGGTAGCTAAGATTGAAGCTTGACCTTTGGAGTTACCTTGAGCCATATACTCAAGAATGAGGTTTTGACGCTCTAATACAGATGCTGACTTACCAATGCTATCTGCAGATTTTTCTTGCGCTTGCTGAAGCTTTAATTGAGCCAGAGCAGCTTTTGCAGCAGCCTCTTCAGCCTTGGATAACTCTTTGTTGCTCTTTACAGATTCTTTGGACAAATCCTGCATTGGTTTATTTAATTTAGATACTGCTGTACCTAAGTTAGCAACTTCTTTAGCTGCTCTTTCTAAATCGTCTGTTATTACGACAAACTTTAATTCTGCTAAATCCATAGCATTTTCTCCTG